AAGGCGGTTATGTTAGTGGAACTGGCAATCTTTATTGGGGTGCAATTCCGCAACTGTTTCAAGATGTGTATATGCATACCGCAATTAATTGTGTAAGCATACCTGCACCTTTGGATAAGATAGATGCATTGCTGGCACAGGGTATACCGGCGATTGTAGAAGTTGACTTTCATCCTGCAACTGCTCCAGTAGACCAGCATTGGGTATTGGTAATTGGAAAAGACGGGGATGATTACATTATCAATGACCCGTGGTATGGAGATACGGCAAGTTTCAAGGAAAGATACGGCTCGCCCAGTCGTTATATATTTTGGATACGAGCCTACGCAAAACAATAGTATTGGAGGTTAAATGGATAAGAAAGATGTAGTTTTGGTAATGACCGCAGGAAAGCCCATTATAGGGCAAGTCCAGAAGGTCGACCCGAAAGACGTTACTTCGGGTTGTGAAGCAGGTAAACCGACCTTGAGTCAAGTCAAGGCGGACGATAAAGATAGCACGGAGGATTAAATGGCTGGAACTTTTTCTGATAACACACTGGATGCAGCGCTAAACTATATTAAGACCAATGGTAGTCGGCTCGATATTCTGAGCCAAGCAGTAACTGCTTATAGTCAGATTGCAACTTATACGCTGGGCAATAAGGCAAGCCCGTCTTATACCGGTCCTGAGGACGATACCAGCGGACGCAAGATTACGGTTGATGCAATCTCGGATGGCACGGTTACTGGGACTGGGACAGCGAGTCATTATGCGATTAGCGATGGCTTGGGCGAATTGATTGTGTGCCAGCAGTTGGGTAATACGCAAGTAGTTACCAGCGGCAACCCATTCACCCTGACTGCATTCAAGCTCGCCATTGCCGACCCGACGGCGTAACTGGGTCTATGATGCTGATATGAGAGCTGCTAAAACAGTGGCTCTTATGTCAGCATAATTAAGGAGCCACTATGCGACGTGAGGTCAGGCGAGGGCGACGGTTCGTTGAATACCAAGAGGATGATGGTCGACTCACCCAAGAGATTTGCGCAGGTGATGTCAATTATCTCGATGATAATGGCACTTGGCAACCGATAAACTTAGACTGGGAAGACGATAGCGGTGGCTTCGCCTTCCGTGCCTCTCGCCCCAATCACAAGTTGCGTTTTGATAGCATCGGGGCGTGGCGTTGGTATCCCCGCAGAAATGTAGAAACTGAATATATCGTCATCGGGAGACCGCAATGCTGGTTGGAAGCCACCAAGCGTTGGGGTAATCTGCTGGCTAACGGGATAAGCAGAGATGGCAATGAGATAACGATAACCTCTGTGCGCAACGTGACCCGCAAGCTACGTGTGCTTTGGAACGGGTTCAAGACCGATTATATTCTGGAGAATGCTAATGCACCTAAGCGGTATCGCTATCCTGTCGAGCTGGTTGGCGTTACAGAACAGGACGGATTGCTTTATGGTGCTGACGGTGAAATCGTTGGCATCCTGACACCTACAAGTGCCCAAGATGCGGACGGCAAGGATTTGGCTTGCACATCCTCTTATGCTAATGGCTATGTCGAGTTCGAAGTAGATCCTGATGGCGCTGCTTATCCTGTTAACATTGACCCAGATTTTGTGGGCGATACGGCGGATGGATATGTTATGGGCTTTAATAACACGAGTTATTCTGATGCTCGTAATACTTCAATAGCGTTAAATAATACAAACACATTGCTGTCTATTGGTCAATATTATACATATCAATATTTCGTAGGCCGGTCATATCTAAAATTTGACACATCTTCGCTTCCCGATAATGCCATAGTAACAAGCACAAAATTAAAATTAACAGTTAACACGAACTATTCTGATACTGACTTTGATATCATCATTAAGAAACAGAATTGGAGTAGTCAAGACCCGTTATCAGATAGTAATCGAGAAGCTGCCTATGACAATTGTTTGACCGCTACCGATGATGATAACATCTGGAGAAATACCAACGGGATTAGTACCAATACTCCCTATGAGAGTGGAGAACTTAATAAAAGTTGGATAAATAAAACAGGTAATACTTATTACAGTCTTTTATCATCGAGAGATAAAAGTGCAACCACTCCAACTGGAAATGAATACATTTATATTTATTCTGCCGAATATAGCACGGCCTCTTACCGTCGCCCAACGTTGGTGGTTACGTATAAGACACCAGATGAACTTACTGGCAGGGATGTAATTGCTGGCAGCTCGATAGAGAAGCCGACGCTTGGGCAAAAACACACGCTTACTGGTGGAAACGTTAGCAGCATACCTTCGGCAGAGAAACCCGCCTTAGCACAAACGCACTTATTAACGGGCGGCAATGTCAGCGCAATTCCGTCAGCAGAGAAACCGACAATTGGTCAAATGCACACCCTTACTGGTAGCGATATTATTGCCGTGCCTATTGCGGAGAAGCCCGACTTAGGTCAAGAGCATCCGCTTATTGGTAATGATGTTATCGCATCGAGTTCAATCGAAAAACCTACAATCGGTCAGGAACACACCTTCACAGGCGAGGATGTAATTAGCATCCCGTTAGCTGATAAACCTAATTTGGCTCAAGAGCATAGGTTATCTGGTGGGGATGTTAGTTCAGTCTCATTAGCAGAAAAACCTGACTTAGGTCAAACGCACATTCTTAATAGCGGTGATGTTATTGCCGTCCCAATTGCTGAAAAACCGATTTTAGGGCAGACACACCAATTACTGGGTGGGGATGTTATAGCCGTTCCGATTGCGGAAAAGCCGACAATAGTTTCTGGACAGATATATGATTTAGAAGGGCAAGATGTTATTAGCATCCCATCAGCTGGCACTCCCGATATTGGGCAGGAGCATCAGCTATCAGGCTCGGATGTTATTGCTATCCCAATTGCTGAAAAGCCTATACTTGGTCAAACACATCAGCTTACTTCGCAAGATGTGGTTGCAATTCCAATAGCGGAAAAGCCATTACTTGCCATATTATATATATTTGATGGTCGAGATGTTATAGCCATCCCAATTATAGAGAAGCCTACACTCGGACAATCACATTCATTAACTGGTGGCAATGTCAGTTCAGTCCCAGAAGCGGATAAGCCTGACTTAGGTCAAACTCATATCCTTACATCTCAAGATGTCGTCAGCATCCCAGAAGCGGATAAACCTGACTTAGGTCAAACTCATATTATTACCAGCGGCGATGTCACTGCTATTCCGATTGCTGAAGAACCTGTACTCGGTCAGGAACACGAATTATCAGGCTCAGATGTCATTGCCATTCCTATCGCCGAAAAGCCGATGCTTGGGCAGGTTCATAATTTGCTCGGCAAGGATGTTGTAGCTCAATCCTTTGTGGAAAAGCCCAGCATTGGGCAGATACACAATCTCGTTGCACTGCCAGTTGTGGCAGGATCAAGCATTGAAATGGCATCGCTTGGGCAGCTGCACCAGTTAATTGCTCTGGATGTGGTTACAATCAGTTATGCGGGCATGCCTGATATACACCTCATTTTCGCTATCCCATTGGTAAGGATTTACAAGGTGCCGTTCAAAGATACTGCCTATCTTGTGCCTCATGATGATACAATTTACAAAGTGCCATTGGATAAATGAGAGGTGATATGATGAACAAGTATGAGCAAGATGATGATGACAAACTATACCGAGCTTTCGATTGGCAGGAATGGTTAGCTACTGACGAAACAATCCTAACCTATGATGTAACTTGCGATGATGATGATTTGGTAATCACAGAAGTCAGCCTCGATGATGCGCTGGTGAAATACAAGGTGGAAGGCGGGATTGCGGGCAGGCGGTATACGATAAGCTGCATGATCACCACCAGCGGGGGACAGACGATACAAAGGTCAATATTTTTACAAATCGGGAAACTATAAATATGAGAGGCGTCTATACGCCTCTTTTCTTAGGAGATTATGGATGCACTTGACAGAGACCTCTTTTCTCTCGGAACAGAAAATCCCATTGACAAAGTTGGACGGCTTTTAGGTGTTCAGGTTAGCAGTTACGCCAACGCCAAGAAGCTATTGCGTGGCGCAAGGCTATATGCTGAACGAAAGCAGAAACTGCAAGGCTCTGCGAACACAGCCCCAGAGGAAGTTAGATATTCAGCCGATGGCACGCGCACCTATTCGCGGGACATTCTGCTATCAGAGGATGAAGCGAATGACCCAGCCAGCGTAATGCGTAAACTTGGTTTTGATCCACTCAAGTGGGAGTTGATCGATTTAAAGGTAAGAAAGGGAAATTGGGACACCACAGTTAAGGATGCCAACTCAGAACCGAAGACAACCATAAATTATACATACTCAGTAACAATAAAAGTAAAACCGATTACTGGCTCAATGCTGACCATAGATGCGCTGATAAACGCATTGGAAGGCATTGAAATACCCAGCATAGCCAACTCCACGCCACGCCCCAGAGACGGGGAGTATATGCTCGAGCTTCCGATTATGGACGTGCATTTAGGCAAGCTAAGTTGGGGCGAGGAAGCAGGCGCAGACTATGACCTGAAAATCGCCTCGCAGCTTTATCGTCAGACCATTGACGATTTAATTAGCAAAGCTTCTACTTATCCGATTACCCAGATTGTGTTCCCGATAGGTCAGGACTTCTATCACTTTGACACCCCGTTTACCCAGACCACCGGCGGGACACAACTTGACTCCGACACCCGTTGGCAAAAGATGTACAGAAAAGGATTTGAATTACTATTGGAAGCCATCGAAAAATGTCGCCAGATTGCACCGGTAAAAGTAATGTGGGTTCCGGGCAATCACGATGAAATGCTTAGTTACACGGCGGTTGTCGGATTAAGCCACTTCTATGTAGATAAGATAGATGTGAATGTGGATATCAGCCCTACTCCACGCAAGTATATGAAATGGGGTAAAGTTTTGCTTGGCTACTCGCACGGGAGAGAGGAAGGCAAGCGAATAAACAGCCTGATGCAGGTCGAAGCTCCACATCTATGGGCAGGCTCTGAATTTAGAGAATGGCATATTGGCGACTTACACCACGAGGCGGTCAAAGAGGAAGGCGGGATAATCTATCGAATAGTGTCCACGATTACCGCCCCAGATGCTTGGCATACCCAGAAGGGTTACATCGGTGCAACCCGCAAAGGACAGGCATTTGTATGGTCCAAAGGCACAGGGTTAGAAGCCGTATTTAATTCTATGGTCAAGATACAGTCAAAATCGCCCCAGCCTGCAAAATTCGGCTGAAATTCAAAAGTTATAACGAAATTGGTATAATTACACTCATTGTAAGGAAAGTGTCAGATTTTGATGGTTTTTTTGACACAGAATATCATTGGATTATATACGCAAGATTGCTAACTTACTGCAACGTCCACTTTACTGATAACAGATGAGACACAACAGATTTTGAGTATAATAGATGAGCCACAATAAGGAGCAGGATGACAGCCTTTTGGACGTTTATTGCAATTTTAGGAATTACGACAATCTATCTGACGGTAGATGGGATTGTTCACCCAGCCCCGCCAAAGACAGAAGAAGAATTGAAACGTGAGGAAGAGTGGGAGGAATACTTCCATCGCTGGAGTTGGGAATAAGAATATGCCGGCGCTATGGGGTTCGGTTGTCTCGTAGGCGACACAACGCAGGTTCGAGTCCTGCCGCCGGCTATAACATTATTGTTATAAGATAAGCAGGATTATGATAATCGTGGCTTTGTTACAATCGTGCTGAAATTTGCAAAGCGATAAGCATCATTGTAAAAAAGTTGCAATGCTTTGTATACGATAATAGACAGGATTAGCATAATCAGGATTTACAAGTGAGGTAAAGATGAAAAACAAAGTGGATAAGAAAACGGCAAATCATTTAGCTAAAGAATTGTTATATATTTATAAGGCTCAAGAGGAAGCCTATAACATTCGGAAAAGCAAGAAGTTGAAGGGTCAATATAAGCGGGACTTTGACACTTGCGAAACCGAACTGGGATTGGCTTCTAATCAACTTAATGATTTGCTTTATAAAATACAATTTGGAAAATGAAAATAATCGCCGAAATTTTACAAAGCTGAAAGACCATTGTAAAAAATTTGCAATTATTTGTGCATTATATCTGGGCAATGCACAAAATACAGCAAATCTTGTGTATAATAATTGTGTCACTGCTCTGCGAAAGCATCAGGCTCGAGGCGGGTAACCGCCTCATTTGTGGTATAATCAATTCAACAGTACCCGCAACGCCTCTGACCAGATTTGAATCAGGTTATGCGCACCGATGCGGGTCATTATTTTAGGTTATAATCTATGAAGCGGATTAAAGCTCTATGATAAAATTGGGTTACAGTACCTGCAGAGCCTCTGCCCGATTGGGCAACCGCCTCATTTGTGATATAATGTCAGTAATTCAAAGGTTTGAAGTTGGATGTCAGGCGACATCGGCAAACGGCTCGTAGTGGCGGGCCGTTTTGCTTTATGTTATAACGTTTTTAGCACCCGCAACGCCTCTGACTTATAAGCATGCGCACCGACGCGGGTAAGAGCCAGTCTTGGCGCTGCAGAGCCAGCTGGCAAACCGACGGGGGTACAGGCTCCATGCCTGACCCCCGTCATTTTATTGATCCCAAGCGCCACTAATACTTTGGTATTAGTCGAATTTCACGCCATATAACACCAAAATAACACTTAAGTATTATATACTTTCCCCCTTTAATCGTGTATTATAATAGTAGATAACCGATAAGGAAAAGGAGCAAAAATGAAAAACAATCGAGTGGTTTTTGGAGTAGAAAATAAAAATGGCAAGTTCTGGGTATGGAATATGACCTCATATAATAATGGGACTTGGAGTTCTCATAAGGTCAGCGAAAAATTCGATACTTATGAGGAAGCGGTAGCCGAAGCTAAGCGGCAAGCCCAATGCCCTGAGTTCAATAATTGGATGGTAAGCTTTTACAATATAAAATAAAGTAGCAGAAAGGAGGCTTATGCGAAAAGACATCTTATCAGTAACGATGAACCCGAAGCTCATAAAAGAATTGACGGCGATGGCAAAGCGGGTAGGTGTGTCAAGGTCACGGCTGCTAAGTGCCATAACCCAAAAGAGCTTGGAAAATCTAAAGTCAAATCCAAGTGAAGTTGATCGTATCAGAACAGAAATTAATCAGAAAAACTAAAGGAGTAAAAATGAAAATATCAGAAACATTAGGAGAATTGGCAGCTGCACTTGCAAACGCACAGGCAGCCATCCAATCAGTCAAGTTTGACAGCGACAACAAGTTTTACGGCTCTCGATACGCAAGTCTTAATGCTGTAATCGAAGCCATCCGTGAACCCATGAAAGTGAATGGTCTATCTATCGCGCAAGAGCCATTCAGCAAAGAGGTTAATGACACATATTTTGTGGGCGTAGAGACAATGCTACTCCACAAGTCAGGCGAGTTCATTAGTGAAGTAGTCTCATTACCCGTAATGAATTTAGAAATGCTCTCGCAATTCACTTCACGCCACAATCGGGACGGAGACCTGTACTTCACCAGTCCGAATGTACTTCAGGAAAGCGGTAAGATTATCACTTATCTAAGGCGTTATGGGATAATCTCTATTTTACGGATGTCAGCGGAGGAGGATATCGATGGCAATTCGCCTGACCAGCAAGTCGAACAGCAGGTCGAACGGCGGGTCGAGCAGGGTAAGGTTACCAAAACCCAAGCCAAAGCTGAAAAATCCAAGAGCAAATTCGGCAAGCGTCCGTATGACCCAGATACATTGGTTGAAGTACTAAAGGAGCGAGCTAAAACCTGCCCGCCTGCCAGCGAGGCTCAAGTAAAGTTGTTGGTACGCAAGATGCAGGAGCTGATCGATGATGATGATTACCGCCATGTTACCAACAAGTACTTGTTTGGTGCTGAGCATATATCTGAAGCCGATCCTAAAATCGTGGTTGCAGCTATCCGCTGGTTGAACTTAGATGATCAGTATCAGATTGATCCACTGGCAAAGCAGGAGGTGCAAGCCGTGATCAATATGGTATTGGAACTTGACGAACAACCTGATTAATTAGTGAATGCCCGCCAGTCGGCTAATAGGCTGGCAGAAAGGAATTGAAATGACCTTTATCACCGCCACGCTTGTAATCTTTGCAGCCCTTGCGATCCCATTCTGTATGCTGCATCTGCTCGACAAGCTGTTCGAGAATATAAAGCAAAGTCAAAAAATAGAAGTCTTACTTGACAAGATAATGAACCTTATCAAATGGTTTGAGGAAAAGGAATGATAATGGGTAAGGAAATCCAAAATTTCATTGCCAGTATGATCAACAAGCTGGAATATAATTATGGAAACCCAGTAGTTATTCAACCGTCGGAAGCTAAAATCCTAAGCGGATTGCTCAGGGAGATGCTAAACCTTGTCAAGCGATTAGAAGGGGACTGGAGTTGAGATGGTAAAGCAATCTGAACATTCAAAGTGCCATTGTTTGAACTGTGCATTGTGGGAACGATCGCCGATAGATAACTATGTTGGCTGGTGTCAGTGGGCACGGAATTGGTGTTTTCAGCTTGAGCAATGTGATCATTATTTGCGAGGCGAGGAGCGGAAGTTGTGCAGATCAGAATCGGGAAATCATACCAACCACAAGGCAAAGGACGTAAAGGTGCCAGTGGAGAAGCTGAAATCTTAAAATGTGTGATGTTTTAAGATTGGCTGATCGATTTACCATTGATTTATGGATGGTTATGATGTATGATAATAGCATAATTGAAAAGGAGCTAAAATGGAAAATTCACGAGAAACAAATGAAGTAGTAGTCGTAGAGCTAAGCCCAGAAACCTTAGAGGATTTGAGATGGATCTATCAGGTCACGGGACGCAAAGACACATTCGAGGAATTTATCGACGAGCTAATCGGAGATGAAGCGTATGACCTCTATCAGTATGCACGGATACACGATGATCAAGAGCATAATCTCTGCCCGCATTCTCATCTGAAAATCGATGATAATGGCTTATATCGCTGCACGGTTTGTCATAGAAAATTTGAAGCAATAGCAGAGCAAATAGAAGACCACTTGAATTCGGTTAGCATAGTTCAAGACCCAGCTGAAAAAATAAAGGAGCAATAAAATGGCTGGCATAATTGACGCATCTGACTGGTATGCAGATCACATGGAAGACCGATCCAACAAAGCGGATTGGCCGCTTAGCTCAGCCCACCCCCAGAAATCGGCAGAATTGCTTGAGGCCGAACACCTTGAGGAAGAGGCGTGGAAAGAATACCTGAAAGCGGTTGATGAGGAGCTGGAAAGTGGCGAGATAAAGCAGCCTGACTATGATCGCCTCGAGCTGGCACGGGCTACATGGCTGCGGGCAGCTTCACACCGTGATGATGTGGCACGGAATTGCTGATTGTGATATAATGTGGTTATGCGGTTGTAAAATGAAAACTAACACAATTGTGAATGTTCCGCCGGCACTTAGCTCAAACCGCATGAGCTGGGTACCGGCGGAATGTTATAAATTATAGGAGTAATCGTGACTAATAAGGATTTAATAATTGGACTGATCAAATCACAGGGAAGTGGTGTATTTATTCCTGAAGTATTTTTAAGGCTTGCCAAAGGGCGTTATCAATCAGCCTTATTTTTATCGCAATGCGTTTATTGGACTGACAAAATGGGGCGCGCATTTTATAAGAGCTATGCGGATTGGGAGAGCGATTATTATCTATCCCGTTATGATATCGATAAAGCCCGAAGTGAATTTAGTGAAATTGTTGAAACTGAACTTCGTAAAGCAGATGGTGCACCAACACTTTGGTATAAGATTAATTGGGATAAATTGATCGATGCTATAACGAAATTAGATGACCCATTAGCAAATGGATTTGCTACCCAGCAGCAAATGGATTTGCTACCCAGTGACAAATCCATTTGCGACCCAGTAGCAAATCCATTAACAGAGAATACAACAAAGATTAACAACAATATATCTACTACTGGTAGCGAAACCACAAAAATTTTTCGAACTTACGAATCGGAGATCGGGATTTTAACTTCATTCATTCGCGATAATATAATCGATGCGATGGAGCTTTACCCAGCTGAGTGGATTATTGAGGCTATACATGAGGCTGCGCTAAATAACGCACGCAACTGGAGATATGTAGAGGCAATCCTAAAACGGTGGAAGGCGGACGGATTTAAGAGCGAAAAGGCAAAATCAGCACCTTCGCAAACGCGGAGAAAATCGGCAGGCGGGCTTTCACCTGAAGCGCAAGCGATAGTAGATGATGCGAGAATGAGAGGAGAGTTAGTATGATTACTAAAGCAGAAATGGCAATGATACTTGGAAAAATTGGGGCTATTTATGGCAAGGAGATAAAACCAGAACAAATCAGCAGTTGGCGTATGATTTTGAATGATCACCCTCGCATGGCGATTGCAGATGCAGCAATGCTCTGTGCACAAAAAAGTGAATTCATGCCCCTTCCTAATCAGATTATAAAAACTATAAATGAATTTGATTTGGATACTAAATGGCAGATGGTTGAGCCAAGTATTGAGAGGACATATTGGGTTTTATTTACAAAAGATTATGATTCTACAGATAATATAACCGAGAAGGAATGCCGTGAAATTTTTAATTCTGATGAGATGCCAAAAGACAAGTTAGCTAATGAAATCACGCCAGCGGATATAAGAAAGGCTGGTGAGGGTTATCATAAAACTGGACGGGCTATCAGCAAGGATTTGTACATAAAGCAGTGCGATATGCTAAAAGAGGCGTGGAAAAATCACTTGAAATAAAAGGAGATCATAATGCTTAACGAAATCGAAATCATCGGCTGGGTAAGCCGAGACCCTGAATACAAAGAGCATCCTGATGGCACTCGCACGGCTATTCTCTCGGTGGTCACAGAACGTATGGATCGGGGCAAGAAAAATACCGCTTGGTTCACGGTGATTGCTAATGGGAAATTGGTTGGCATTGTCAGTCAGATGGTAAAAAGGGGCACGCTGGTTCGCATCTCAGGTAATCTAATGCCGGGTGAAGACGGTAACCCTCGAGTATTTATCGGCACTCGTGGCACGGAACAATCAGCTTATGAGGTTCGAGCGAAGCAAATTCTGGTATTGACACCTAAGCCACCTGATGACCTGATGCAGGAATATGCAGATGAATGGCGAGAATAAAAGGAGCTGGCATGCACGTTTACAAAGGGCGCGAGTTTGTAGTTGCAGAGATAACCCAATCTCAAAGGATGTTCGCCGAGTTGGAGTATAAATCACGGTTCGAAAAGAGCAATATTGTCAATGGGCACACGGTTTATAATCGGAAACGAAGCCGTTTAGCAGGCATCTTGGGTGAGCTGGTCTTTGCTGAGCTTTACCCCGATGCACAGAAAAGCAAGCGATATGGTTATGATTTTATCCGAGATGGCAAGCGGATAGATGTGAAGTGCAAGTGCCGAAATTATCCGCCGAGAATAACTGATCAAGCATCAGTATTTGATTATCAGGATAAAGATCAGATAGATATTTATTACTTCATGAGCACCACGCCACAGTTTGAGAAAGTTTGGTTATGTGGCTGGATTGGAAAAGAGGAGCTGCTGAACCATATGCAGCTGGAGCACTGGTTACCCGGTCAGGTCGATCATGATAACGGGATGCGTTTTAGGTCAGATACCATTGCGCTAAAATACCAGTACTTGCACCCGATTTTACTTGGCAAACTGGTTAGAGATCCAATGAGGTAACCCATGACCGAACATGACGAGCAAGCCACATTGTTTAGCTGGACGCGCTATCGCCCAGAGCTACGCTGGATGTTCGCCATCCCCAACGGCGGGTTGCGCAATAAGGTCACCGCTGCCCGCCTTCGGAGCGAGGGTACTAAAGCTGGCGTGTGGGACATATTTTTACCGATACCTTCCAAAGGCTATCACGGGATGTTCTTAGAGATGAAATTTAATAAGAACCGACTTACAGAAAGCCAAAAAGAGTTCGGCGAATTTGTTAACGGCAAGGGTTACTATACGGCAGTGGCGTACAGTGCTGATGAGGCGATGCGAGAGATTGATCAATACTTGGATGCGAACGATGCTGATTAATGCCAATGCTCTATCTATCCCGTTAGCCGATAAATGCGTGCAGCTGGTGGTTACCAGCCCGCCCTATTATGGGCAAAGAGATTACAAAACTGACGGTCAGCTCGGTCTTGAGCCTACCCCAGAGCAGTATGTGGAGAACTTGGTGCAAGTGTTCCGTGAACTTTGGCGGGTGCTGAAAGATGACGGCATCGCATACCTTAATCTTGGAGATAGTTATGCTGGGTCGGGTTGCGGAACGAATGATTATCGCACAGAGAAAAGCAGAAGCATAAATAAAAGCGATGTTATGTTCAGCAAAGCGCCACCCCAGCAGAAGTTGAAACAGTATGGTTATAAGCCAAAAGACCTACTGATGATACCAGCAATAGTTGCCTTTGCCTTGCGCAATGACGGCTGGTATCTGCGGGACGACATCATCTGGGCGAAAGGCTATAGTGGCAATATGCGGGGCGGGAGCGTGATGCCAGAGAGCGTGAAAGACCGCTGCACCAAAGCCTATGAGCATATCTTTATGCTGACTAAAAGTCCGAAGTATTATTATGACTATAACGCAGTGCTGGAGCCAATCAAACCCGAATCAATTGAGCGTTCTAATTATGGATGGGATTGTGACCGACCTTCGACTAAAAATGCCAATACAAACGGAAATGGTATTCACGTAAGTAAAATGGGAAATAGATTTGCAAATCCTAATGGCGGAAATCCCCGCAATGTATGGCTGATAAACCCAAAGCCGTTCAAGGGCGCTCACTATGCCGTATTCCCGCCCGAGCTGGTGCGGTTACCGATATTGGCTGGCAGCCGAGCTGGGGATATTGTTTTAGACCCATTCTGCGGCTCAGGAACGACATTAATGGTAGCCAAAGAACTGGGCAGAGAAGCTATTGGGCTGGACTTATCGTTCACCTACCTGCACGATATTGCCGAGCCGAGATTGGGAGTGTTATGTTAGAAAACGGCAAGCCGATCTATTGCGAAATTGACACCGAAACAAAGCGGATGTGGTGGGTCATGCCTGACTTTGAGACCGTTCGCCTGTTCATTGCAACGGGCAAGGGCTGGCTGGAAATCCCGGAAGAGGAGTGGAAGGTTGCTGACATTGAGCGAGCTTCAATTCTGCCTGATATTGCCAGAGAGGAATGTAAGAGTGATAAATCTGATTAACGCCGACTGTTTCGAAGCGCTGAAAGACCTGCCAGAGAACAGCATTGACACTTGCATAACCGACCCGCCTTATGCTTTAGGCTTTATGGGCAAAGAATGGGACTCGTTCGGCTCTGATGCTGGCAAGTTCCAAGAATGGAGTAGGCAATGGGCGCAAGAAGTCTATCGGGTGCTCAAGCCCGGCGGGTTGCTGCTCTCTTTCGGGGGCACTCGCACTTATCATCGAATGGCTTGTGGGATTGAGGATGCCGAGTTTGAAATTCGGGACTGCTTCATGTGGGTGTATGGCTGCTTGTCAGAAGATACAGAAATCCTGACAATAAACGGCTGGATGCGATACAATAAAAACATAAAAGATTATCCCGTATTGTGTTATAATGTTGTAGATGACACATTCGGATTTTATAAACCAACAGAAGTCTACTGTTATGAAAACAAACATACCGCTTACAGAATACAATCAGGTTTTACAGACCAAATCGTCTCCCGAAACCATCGTTGCCTTGTTGAACGAAGCGGAAGAAAAGTATTCGCTTACGCCGAGACACTTCAATGCGAAGAGAACATACCCGTTTTGGAAAGTCTGCAAGACCTGCCAGAAACCATTTATGACAATGAATCACACTCAAGCATTGAGAAATCGTTATTGCAGTTATTGTGCGAAGCGCCAACCCAAAAAGAGAAAGCCACCACAGGAAAGGATGATGACCCTAATAACTTGCCCAACCTGTGGGAAAGAATTTTACATCCATTCCTGTTGGGAAAACAAAAGTGCAAATCATTATTGTTCTCGAAGCTGTGCGGGAAAAGCAAAGGCAGAGCACATGAGACAAATAGCCCATCTTGGAAAATTGGGGTGGACAGAACAGGGCAAGCGCAAACGCAGAGAGGGGATGCTCGGCGAAAAGAATCCCGCTTGGAAAGGCGGAGTAACTTACTTCAAAAAGCATGGGAATTATGTTGGCGTAAAGTATGTGCGATGTCCGCAAGAATATTTGGATATGGCTCGCAAGGATGGCTATGTTATGGAACATCGCCTGATAATGGCGGAAAATCTGGGGCGTCCGCTATTGAGGACGGAAGTAGTGCATCATATAAATCACGACCCATCAGACAATCGTCTGGAAAATCTGATACTTTTCGAGAACAATCAAGCCCACAAGTTATACGAATCACAAGAGCAAAAGTAACCCCATTTGAATATGATGGCAAGATGTGGTGTGTTACCGTGCCGACTGGGGCATTTGTAGCTCGGCGCAATGGAAAAATATTTATCACAGGCAATTCTGGCTTTCCTAAATCCTATAATATCAGCAAGGGGATAGAAGGAAAGTTAAGGACAGGCTCAGCGAACTGGAATGAGTGGAAAGGTCTTGGTGGCGAACCTTACAAAAGTAAGACTGGCTATGTTAAGTTGCAAGCTGAACAGAAGTATCGAGGCGATTATTCTGATAAGCCAGCGAGTGATGTAGACATTACCACGACTGAAGCCCAACTTTGGGATGGCTGGGGAACTCAATTGAAACCCGCCTATGAACCCGTCGTCATCGCCCAGAAGCCCGTCGACCAGAACTATGTCAACAATGCCCTGACATGGGGCGTGGCGGGCTATTGGATTGACGGGGGGAGGATAAAAACCTCAGAAATAGTTGGTGCCCGTAGGCGTTCAGAAAATGAATCTGGTAAGACAAATATGTTAGGCGTGAATAAACAAATAAAATTTGGAGGCGCACCGACACAAGGGCGTTACCCAAGTAACTTTGCCCACGATGGTTCGGATGAGGTGATGGCGCTGTTTCCTGAAACGGGCAAATCAACTGGCGGTAGGATTGGCAATAAAGGTTCTATGCTGAATATGACAGGCACAAACTACGAGGCTGGAGATGCTGGTTATGGCGATGACGGTTCCGCCGCCCGCTTCTTTTACTGTGCTAAGGCGAGCCGAAGCGAAAGAAATGCAGGGCTGGAAGAAAGCAATCCTCACCCCACCGTGAAGCCCCTTGCCCTTATGCGTTATCTGGTACGCCTGACCAAGACGCCCACAGGCGGGGTGGTGCTCGACCCGTTTATGGGCAGCGGAACGACTGGATGTGCCTGCGTGCTGGAAGGCAGAGATTTTATCGGGATTGAGAAAGAGGCAGAGTATTATGAGATTTCCCAGAAGCGGATTGAACATTACCGGTTGCCATTGGATAAAGCTCAAGCCGAAAAATAGTGTATAATGGCATTATGGCTGATAAGATAACTTGGAATAATGAGAAGCGAAAATTAAGCGAGCTAATCCCTTGGCCGCGCAACCCACGCCAGATCAACCGAGAGCAGGCGAAAAGGCTGGGCGAGTCATTCGAGCAGTTTGGGCAGGTCGAGACGATCGCCATTGGGCCGGATAATGAGGTCTACAACGGACACCAGCGGATCAATGTTTTAGCTGATAAATTCGGTGGCGATTACGAGGTTGAGGTGCGGGTTGCCTCCCGTGCCCTTACTGAGAAAGAGCGCGAGAAGTTGACCGTGTTTCTGCATAAGGGCGCGGCTGGCGAATGGGATTTTGACGTGTTGGCAAACGAGTTTGAGCTTGACGACCTGCTGGACTGGGGCTTTGACGAGAAGGATTTAGACCTTGACCTCTGGGCGCCTGAGCCAGTTGAGGATGTTGAGCCGCAGATTGACAAGGCTGAGGAGCTGCGCGAGAAGTGGGGCGTGGAGCTGGGGCAGCTATGGCAGCTCGGCTCGCACCGCTTGATTTGCGGGGACTGCACGGATAAGGCGGTTGTGGAACGGGTGATGGGGGGAGAGAATATAAAAACAATATTTACTTCACCACCTTATAATATGGCTGGCAATATGTATAAATATTATAGTGATGACCTGAAATCCAATGAATATATCAAATTCAATATAAATGTTGTCAATAATCTTATCCCTTTTCTGCGCGGATTTCTTTTCTGGAACATTAGCTATAATAAAAACGCAAGATGGGAATTTATGGAGATAATGTATAAATTCATAGAGGAATGCCATTTGCGGTTTTTAGAATTAATAATTTGGGATAAATGCCATGGTATACCAATAACCTCAGATGATATGCTAACCAGAACTTATGAGGATATTTTACTTGCTTCTGATGAAGAAACTTATCAAGACATTGATTTCATAGAACTTCTCGGAACAGAAAAACGAGCGGGTTTTATTAAATCTAAGCAAAAAGGAATTACTAATTATTGGAAAATTAATCCGAGTAAAATACAAATGGATTCACATTCAGCGATATTCCCAATAGAATTGCCTGAACGAGCAATAAAATTAACAACTAACTCACTCGAAATTGTAATGGATCCATTTCTCGGCTCAGGCACCACCCTTATCGCTTGTGAGCGATTAGGGCGCAAATGTCGGGCGGTCGAGCTCTCGCCTGCCTATTGCGCAGTGGCAATTCAACGCTGGGTGGATGTAACCGGCGGAACGCCTGAGCTGATTGGCTAAAATGAGCCATCTTTGTCAATTTTACACAATGGGTTAGGTTATGGCAGGCAAAGACCAATATAAAGCAAAGGATTTTATAAAAGCAATCGCTGGGTCAGGCGGTATTATTTCTGTTATTGCTCGGCGGGTCGGCTGTAATTGGTCTACGGCTAAAAAGTATATTGACGATTATGCAACGGTTAATGAGGCTTATTATAATGAGTGTCAAAGCGTATTAGATTTAGCGGAGTCAACGGTGTTGCAGAATATTAAAGACGGCAACAGTGCTGATGCTAAATGGTATTTAGCCCGCAAAGGAAAGTTGCGCGGTTATAGTGATGGCATCGATTTAACCTCTGGCAATGAGCCGATCACTTTTATAATCAAGAGAGATACGGGCGAGCAGGATGCAGAAGGAAATTAGGCTCTATCCCGCCCAGTATGATTTTGTAGCCTGTAATGATAATTATTCGAGCTTCATTGCTGGCATTGGCTCTGGGAAAACCTTTGCTGGTGTATACAAAACAATGCAGCACATTGCATCGGATAAAAAGACGGTGGGGATGATAGTAGCACCGACCTATATGATGTTACGCGACTCCACATTACGCACATTTAACGAAATTGCCGAGCCTGCGATAATGTCATTCAATAAGCAAGAGATGTTAGCCGTGATGCGAGGCGGTCATGAGATCATGTTCAGGTCAGCGGAAGATCCAGAACGGTTGCGCGGTCCAAACCTGAACTGGCTGTGGATAGACGAGGCGGGCTTGACACGGGAGCGCACTTGGGACGTGTGCATCGGCAGGCTTCGCTCTGGCAAGGAGTTTGGGGATATATGGATCACCTCGACGCCTTCTGGCAAACGGCATTGGCTTTACTCCCGTTCGCAAAGAATGACCGTATTCAAAGCTTCCACGCTTGACAATCCTAACGTCTCAGAGGAATGGAAGCAGAGTTTGCTCGAAGAATACACGGGCAACTTTTTACGTCAGGAAGTTTATGGCGAATTTGTAAGCTATGAGGGGCTGGTCTATGATATGTTCGATGCCAGCGTGCATGTAAAAGAGCTCGACCTAAGCCAATTCACCTCGCTGACACTTGGCATCGACTTTGGGTATACCAATCCAACTGTTATCCTGAAGGTGTATAAGAATAATGACGGGCTCTATTATGTGGCTGACGAATGGTATCAGCGTGGCAAGATCCTCTCCGAGATTGTAGAGGCTGCATATCAGAAGGCTTATGTTGAGGAAAGCCGTCCAGAGGTGCAATCTGATATTGATGTGGTAGTTGACCAGTCCGCAGCGGTGCTCATTGCTGAGTTGCGCAATAAAGGGGTGGGCTGGACGATCACGGGCTCGAAAGGGCAAGTGCTGGATGGAATTAGAACATTGCAGAATTTATTTGCTCAAAATAGAATTATAATTAGTCCAAAGTGTGTGAACACGATACGAGACTTTGAGTCGTATATCTGGAAGGAAGGCAAAGACGAGCCTTTGAAAGAATTTGACCATGCCCCAGATGCATTACGATATGCAATCACTTACGATTGCAATCAGAGCTCGACTGGAGGTATTTTCGCATGAGCATATTTGACCGATTTGCACGCAAGGAAAAGCGCACGTTGGTGATCCCATACTGGGAAGAAGGCAGACCAAGTTATCCCACAGTCAACTTTGAAACGATGGTCAGTCAGGGCTGGAAAAAGAATGAGCTTATCTATGCCTGTATTGACCGCACTGCACGGACTGCCACGCAGGTTGCCACTAAGATTGTAGATAAGGACGGCAATGAAGTTGAAGACAATCCCTTGCGCTTACTTCTATCTCAACCCAATCCTTATATGGCGGAGTATGATTTTTGGCAGGCGGTTATTATTTATCTGAACTTAGCAGGCATCGCATACTTTGAAAAGGAGCGCAGCAATGCTGGTAACGTCGTGGGATTATGGCCGATGCGTCCCGACTGGACTGCACCTGTAAAATCATCGCAAGAATTTATTAAAGCCTATGAGTATCACGTGCCCGGAAGGGAAAAGATTTACTTAGACCCTAAGGATGTTTTAGTATTTAAGAATTATGACCCATTGAACTTGTATAACGGATTTGCCCCTGTGGTTGTGGCTGCACGGGTGGGTGATATTGACAATGCGGAAACCGATTTTATCAAGATGTTTTGGGAACATGGGGGAGTGCCTTCAGGGCTGATCACGACCACCCAGCACCTGAACGAGGCTCAGGTTGAACTGATCCGCAAACGCTGGGGTGAGCGTTATGGTGGGTTTAAGAACTGGATCGAGCCTGCTGTGCTGGACGTAGATGCCAAGTATGAGCGCACGGGGCTGACGTTTGACGAGATGGGCTTTGAAACCTTAGATGACCGCAATGAAGCTCGTATCTGTATGGTCATGAATGTGCCTCCGATTATCGTTGGAGCTGCTGTTGGGCTGAAGCGCTCGACCTACTCTAACTACGGCGAGGCGAGGAAAAGCTGGTGGCAGGATACATTGATTGGGTTGTATGAGCACTTTGATGATGTGATCAACTTACAGCTTGCCCCTGAGTTTGGCGATGTGCTAATGAAGTTTGACTACTCCCAAGTGCCTGCCTTGCAAGAGGACATGAACACCGAATGGCAGCGTTATCTGCAAGCTGTGCAGGCGGGGATTATCACGGTAAACGAATTCCGAGATGGCGTTGGCTTGCCAGCGATCAATGGCGGTGATGTGCTGCTCAGGCAATTGAGCGTCTATGAGCAAACGGTATCAGTAAAGTCAGTGCCTGATGCTCATGAGGGAAAGCAGTTAGAGAGTAAGGATTTGCGTTTAGAGGATGAGCGCAAGATGACCAAGAAGTTGACCAATTTTTTAGAAGATGAATTAGACCGAGTGATTGACGAGGTTGGTAGCGAATATGGCAAGAAATCTATCTTTACTGATGACTTCTGGTTTGCTGAGGCAGAGGCTCTAAAGGCTGTATTGCGTGGACTGCTCAAGGGCATTTCGACCGCTGCAAGTAAAAGGGCGCTTGACGAGCTGCTTGGAACTGGTGCCCCGATCTCTATCTCGTGGACGCAAGTTAATCAAGCCGTCAACTTATGGGCTGACCAGTTTGTTGGTGAACGGATTAAGATGATTACTGACTCGACCAAGCGGATGGTACAGGATAAGGTGATCAAGTGGAACAATTCAGGTGAACCGCTGAAAAGCCTTGTCAAAGATTTGGAAGGCGAGTTTGGAAAGGTAAGGGCTGAAAGGATTGCCGTGACCGAAGTGACCAATGCTTATGGGCAAGCTAATCTAATCACTTGGCAAAGCTCTGGTGTTGTGGATAAAAAGCGGTGGTATGGCATTGGTGACGAACTGCTTTGCCCGATTTGCTCAACACTGATTGGGCAAGAGGTTGCCCTGAACGATTATTTTGTGGATGGTATGGGCGGGATGTATGAAGCCCCTGCTGCCCACGTCAACTGCCGCTGCTGGATGCAACCTGTGGTGAACAAGGTTTGATATGACTGAAGGCTATAACTTCGAGATTAAGGGATTAGATAAGCTGAATGCCAAGCTGAAGGGCTTGAAGGGCGAGCAGATACATAAGCTGCTTAAATCCACAACGGATAAAGCCGTGAAGTATGTGCACAGCCAAGTGCCGCCTTACCCAGCACCGAAACCTACTTATCAACAAAAAGGCACATTAGGAAGGTCAATAAATGCTGATGTGCGCGAGGTGGGCTCGGAGATACAAGGGTTTATTGGAACGCCAATAAAATATGCACCGTGGGTCATCAGCAGCGAAGCCGTACCTGAAGTTGGCGCTGGACCACAAGCGTGGATGCACAAAGGACGGTGGTATACTTTACAAGACGTCGTTAAGAAATCGCTTGCAGAAGTTAAAAGATTCTACAGCAAAATGCTGCAGGATATGCTAAAATAGCATGGAGGCATTATGGAAGAGAAATCGTTTTTGAGCATTACCAAGTCGATAGATGACCGCACAGTCACGGGGATTGCATCGGTGTTTGGCAATATTGATCTGGTTGGTGATCGCATCCACAAGGGTGCTTTTAAGAAGACCATTGCTGAGAATATGCGTCACTTTCGGCACTTATGGCAGCACAATTACAACCTGCCCCCGATAGCCAAGATAGACGAGATTACAGAGGTTGGCAAGGGTGATTTGCCTGATGAGATTCGTCAAGCGTTTCCTGAGGCAACTGGTGGCTTGCAGGTGAAGCGCACTTACTTGGACACGGAGCGGGGCAATGAGGTGCTCGAGGCGCTGAAGGCTGGAGCTCTGAATGAAATGAGTTTTGGATTCGATGTAGTCAAGTTCGATATGGCTGACGAGCAAGATCCAACTGACGGCAAGAGCAGGCATTTGGTCAGGAATATCCGCGAGGTAAAGCTCTGGGATACAAGTGATGTCAATTGGGGCGCTAACCCTGCCACTGTTGGCGTCAAAGCAGCCGTGCCTTACAAGGACACTGGCAATGTTGACGAGGATTGGTCAGCCCCTAATCTGGGTGATTTTACTGATGTTGGATTTGCTGAATTATCTGACTCTGAGAAGACACGCATCGCTAATCACTTTGGTTGGGCTGAGAACATGCCGCCTGAAAATTATGGACAACTCAAGCTACCGCACCATAAGCCGTCTAAAGATAGCATCGGTCCCGCTGTATGGCGAGGGGTTGCAGCTGCGATGGCTGCGCTGCTGGGTGCACGTGGCGGAGTTGACATCCCTGAGAATGAAATGCAAGGCGTTTACAATCACCTTGCCAAGCATTATAGTGAATTCGACAAAGAGCCGCCTGAGTTCCGCTCGATCTTGGCGGTTAGGAGTATAATTACTACTGATATAAGCTCATTACTTAAGAGCTATTATATAAATGGCTATGAGTTAGTTCCGCTCATAACAGGGCTGAAGCAAAAGCTTGTGGAAGCCGAGCCGCAGTTCGTGGAAACGAATCCTGCACTCACTTCGCTGGTGATGATGAAGCTCAAGATAATGGAACACGAATTAGATTTAGTTTAGGAGGTTATTATGGATAGTTTAGAAAAATTACGTTCAGAGTTTCGTGAAACCCTGACAAAAGCTAATGTGAAGGCAGCCGAATGGGAAGGCAAGGAAAAAGAAATGCCTGCTGAGGTTGCCAGTGAGATTAGTTCATTGATTCGTGAAGCTGAGGCCATCAAAGCCAAAGTTGATATGCTCAAGAAAAAGCAAGAGCTCGATGTTTATGCTATGGAAGGGACAGGTCCAAAGACCACGCAAACCCCAGCCCCAGAAGCTAAGCAAAGTGGTCCGTTCAAGTCGTTAGGCGAACAACTGGTTGCGATTGCCAACGCAGGCAAGCCTGCTGGTAAAACAGATCCTCGCTTATATGAGGTCAAGGCTGCCGGTCTGGCGGAATCGGCTGAAGGCGCGTATCTTTTGCAACCTGAGTTCTCACAGGAAATCTTCCGCAAGGCGTTTGATAGCGGGCAGATCCTCAGCCGTGTAAAGAAAATCCCGACCACGAAAAACGCTGTGAAGCTTCCCGCACTGGTTGAAAGTTCACGGGCAGATGGTTCACGTTGGGGCGGTATTCAGGCCTACTGGGCTGCCGAAGCCGCAGAGAAGACCAAATCAAAACCCTCTTTCAATAACATTTCACTTGAGCTCAAAAAGTTGATCGGTTTGTGCTATGTAACCGATGAAATGCTACAAGACTTACCGGTGCTGCAAACTCTGATCGCCGATCTATTTACTGAGGAATTTACATTCCAACTGGAAGAGTCGATCATCAATGGCGCTGGCAGTACACAGCCGATGGGCGTTCTCAATGCCCCTGCGACAGTTATTGTGTCAAAAGAAGGTTCACAGTCAGGCGGAAAAATCCTGTATGCAAACATTGTCAAAATGTGGTCTCGGATGTATGCTCGCAGCCGTTTGAATGCAGTTTGGTTTATTAATCAGGATGTTGAGCCCCAGCTTTATAGCATGGTACTTGAGGGAACAAGCTCCAGCGTTCCTGTTTACTTACCGGCGAATGGACTGGCTGGCTCGCCTTATGGCACCCTGATGGGACGTCCGGTCATCCCGACCGAGCACAACCCCACGCTTGGTTCTAAGGGCGATATTTTGCTCGCCGATTTGAGTCAGTATGCTGCCATCGATGCCGGAAATATAAAATCTGACGTTTCGATCCACGTTAATTTTATTTATGATGAGACGGCTTACCGCTTTGTCTATCGCTTCGATGGTGCTCCATTATGGCTTGCCGCTGTGACGCCCTTCAAGGGTTCGAATACCATCAGCCCATTTGTAGTGCTTGAAGGCGGCCATTAGGAGGTTGATATGGATAAAATTCCCGGAACTTTGAATGTAGTACGAGGCTTAGCCCCTACGGCGGGCGGCGCTGATGCCACGGGCGATTACATCACTACCAAGTACGCACATCGGCTTTGGGTAGTCTTTTTGACTGTGCAAGGTGCCGCTGCTATTCCTACACTTAGCATAATGAAAGCCACTGATGTTGCCGGCACAGGAGCAACCGCGATGACCGAACCGGCTAAAATCTACTCCACGCTTGACTGCGCGACCTCTGACGTTTTAGTCAAACGGACAGATGCCGCAAGTTACGCGTTGGATGCTGCGCTGAAAGACAAGCTGGTTGTGTTTGAGATTGATCCACGTGCACTTGGCTCTTACACTGCCATCGCTGCTAAGGTCAGTGCATCGGCTGCTGGTAACATTACCTCTGTGCTTTATGTAATTGAGACTCGGTATGGCACGGATGCCCAGCCTTCGATGATTGTTGATTAGTTTAGTGGTTCGAAGGGGGCGGGTGAAACCGCCCCCTGATTGGAGCTGTGATGCCAACGGATTACTGCACGGTTCAGGAAGTAAAGGACATGCTGCCCGATGTGGACTGGGATGGAGCGCATTATGATGCTATTCTCGGTTCACTGATCACCAGAGCATCAAGGCTGATAGATACATTCACTGATCGAGAGCCTTATGCTTTTACAGCCCAAGCTGTCACGAAGTATTTTGACGGCAATGGCAAGTCCGAGTTATACATTGGCGATTTAGCCTCTGACCCTGCTGAAGTTAGCGTGAAATGGAACGGCGCCGATTATGAGGTCGTAGATAAAGCAGATTACTATTGCATCCCCGTAAATGCTCTGCTGCAATCCCAGCCCTATAATTACATTAGGCTTGAGCGTGGCTATTTCCCATGCTGGAGGAAAGCTGTGAAAGTGAAGGGCAATTTTGGTTATTCTATTACCGTGCCTGACGATATAAAGCAAGCTGCGATCATTCAGGTTGTACGCTGGTTCAAGCACGGGCAGCAGGCGTTTCAGAACAACGCTGCCAATAATGAGCTTGGCACGCCTCAGTATGGCGGGTTAGATGATAGCGTTACATCCATTCTGCAGGCTTACAGAAGGCTGGTTATATGAGCTACCAGATAGAGGATGCACTTGCTTACTTACAAGGTAAGGTTGGCTCAATTAGTGGGATAAAGGAAGCTCCGCCTGCCCCACCTGAGGCAATGGCACAGTTCCCGTTTGCCTTAGCATATGTCAGCAGTTTTAGCTCAATTGGAGGGAGTTCTGGTTTCGAGGAAGTGCTGGACACACTCGTGGTTGAAATCCACGTAGCCCGTCAGGTTTTACCAAAGGATTTTGTCAAAGCATTAGGTTATCGCAATGAGGTGATCAAGCTGCTGGTTGACGACCCCTCGCTGGGTGGTACGATTGACACTTACACCGATGTGCGTGGCACGTTCGGCTGGCTACAATATGCTGGTGAGAGTCATCTTGGCTGGCGTATAGAAATTGAAGTGAAAGGAAAAATAGGATGCTAAAATATGTTGGCAATGGCTCGCTGGCTGGGATACCCGCCCGTGACCTTACTGATGACGAAGTAAAAAAGTTCGGCGAGGCATTTCTGCTTGCAACTGGACTTTACGCCAAAGTAGAGGTAAAGCAAGTTAAGGCTGCTCACGAGAATAAGTTAGTGCAACCCGATAATGAAAATAAAGGTTGCGAGAATTGTTAGGAGGCTAAATGGCTGGTATTAAAAGATTACGAAAATTGCAATTGGGCTTAGAAAACCCTGCTGGCACGCCTGTGGCTGCCACTACGATTTGGCGTGGCACAGGCACGTTAGAGGATAAACGAGAGCCTTACTTCCCTGATGAGGATATTGGTTATGTATCGCCTGTAAATCGTGCTGTGCACCCCTTCACACTTGGGCAGCTTGACCTTGATGAAGTGCCCGCCACATTTCAGCAGTTGCCTTATATCTTGGCGATGGGCGTGGACGGTGTGGTGAGTGGAACATCCGATGGTGCGGGGACTGATAAGATTTATACCTATACGTTTCCGACTACTGCATTGAAAACGCCTAAAACCTATACATGGGAAGGCGGAGATAATGAGCAGGTCGAGCAGATGGCTTATGCCTTTGCCGAGAGCTTTAAGATTAGTGGCAAGCCCAAACAGCCGTGGATGATGTCTGCTACACTGATTGGTAATTCTGTGGATGTTTTGCCCGCTGGCTTTACGGCTGCAATTGCCTTACCAACTGTTGAGGAAATCCTGTTCCAAAAGACTAAGCTGTATATTGACGCAGTCAGTGGAACAATCGGAACGACCCAGATACCTTGCACCCTTTACGAATTTAGCTTGGATGTTACAACTGGCTTCAATGCCGTATTTGCTGCTAACGGTGATTTAGGCTTCTGCAAGATCAATGGTGGGATGCCAGAGATAAAACTGCACTTAGTGTTTGAACATAACGCAACCTCAATTGCTCAGAAAGCAGCTTGGCGTGCTTTGACACCTAAACAAATTCGCATAAAAGGTGAAGGTTCAGCCTTTACCACTGCCGGCACGAAGTATACCAATCACGCTTGCGTAATTGACCTTGCTGGACTGTGGGAGAAGATCGATAAGTTAGGCGAGAATAACGGCAATGATGTTCTCGAGGGTGACTTCCGAGTGGCGTATGACCCCACTGCTGCAAAGTATGCAGTTATCGAAATTGCTAATCAATTGGCAAGCTTAACATAATATAAGGAGATGACAATGATCAAAATTCAATTACCCACCAAAGACCAGCCCGGCTTTTTGCGCAGGGCTAAGCGCAGCATTGAGCTAATGCAGAAAGCAGCCGACCCACAGAATAACCCTGATGTTGTAGATGAACTAATCGAGTTCATTCTGGATTATGTCATTGAGCCTGAGGATAGGAACGAGGCTCGTGAGCAGCTGCTGGATGCCACTGAGGAACAATTCAATGATATTGTGGCTCAGATTGGCGGATTGAAACAAAACCCTACATCTCCGAATCCGAGCTAATAGACTATCGGTCTTGGAAGCGAGGATTCGGGGATAACCCACCTCTATGGGCTGTTATTTTAGAACTCAGTGCTGATTATGGCATAGCTCCATGGGAATTTGAGGAGAAGGTTACCCCAGAATGGTTGCACAGAATGCTGCTCAGGCGAGAAGAAACTATAAGGCAGATGGAAAAAGCTAATGGCTGAAAAGAATGTTCTCGAAATCCTGATAACAGCCAAAGATGAAGCCAGCGGCAAGCTTGGCGGTCTTTTTGACGCACTTGGTGGCATTGGAAAAGGCGCTGGCATTGCTGTGGGTGCGTTAGGCGCTGCTGGGGGCGCAGTCGTCAAGATTGCAGGTGATTTGGCTATGTCGGCTGCACCTGCCGAACAAGTCCAGAAAACGTTTGAAAACTTAGCCTCTTCAATTGGCGAAGAGGCAGTTCCGATGCTTGAGGAGCTTAGAGGCGCTACCAGAGGAATGGTGGCTGATACCGACCTGATGCAAGCCTCTAACAAGTTTATGAGCATGGGCTTGGCAGAAAGCTCTGAAGAGGCAGCTGCATTAGCCGAGATGGCAACCCAGTTAGGCTCGGCAATGGGGCAGGATGCCACTACCTCAATGAGCGACTTTGCCCTGATGCTCGCTAACCAGTCCATCCCCCGCCTTGACAACTTTGGTATCTCCAGCGGTAAGGTGCGTGAACGCATCGAAGAGCTAATGGCAGCTGACGAGAATATGACCCGTGAGCAAGCCTTTATGACCGCCACGATGGAAGAGGGTGCGATAGCTATGTCCAGAGTTGGTGAGCAATCAGGCACGACTGCTTCCACGATGGCTACGATGCAAGCTACATTAGAGAATCTCAAGACTTCAATTGGCACGGCGCTGCTACCGATACTTGCCTCTCTTGCACAAGCCCTTACCCCGCTACTTGAGGAACTCGGACCACCCTTGATTGAGGTTGCCACACAAGTTGGCGAAGTGATCACATCCGATGTAATACCTGCACTGGTGCCTATTGTTGAGGCATTGATCCCGCCCTTGCTGGCAATGCTACCCTCTTTAGTATCCCTGTTCTCGGTTTTAGCAGGCAGCTTGATGTCAGCTTTAGCCCCGATCCTGAATACACTGGTTATGATCATAACCCAGCTGCTCGGGCAATTGACACCCCTAATTGAAGCCCTGATGCCCCCGCTGATCGAATTACTGGGTGCGGTGCTTGGATTGGTGAATGCGCTGCTGCCGATTTTCGTTCAGATATTGTCAACGGCGATCATCCCGCTGGTTGAGGCGCTATTGCCCCCACTGATTACGCTGTTAGAAAAAGTTGTGACAGTTGTTGCCGATGTAGCAAGCTGGCTGAGTACAAAGCTGCAGCCCGCATTTGACGGGATTAGTAATGCAATTAGTGGCGTTGTTGGCTGGATTGGCAGGATGGTTGATAAGCTCACAAGTATAAAATTGCCAAGTTGGCTAACACCCGGAAGCCCTACTCCATTTGAGCTTGGGTTGCGTGGAATTGCAGATGCACTGCAGGACGTTAATGCTGATATTGGCGGACTGACTGTGAATGCCTCTCGACCCGTTTTGGCTGGTGCTGGTGGTGCAGGCATGGGCAGCATTGTGGTGAACATTAACTCGCCCGTGAATCTGGCTGATAAGTTATGGGTTGAGCAAACCCTTGCCCCATATGTCCGCGATGAAATTCGAAGAGTAGCAGTTAGAGGTTAATGTGAAAACCGATTATCTTTTGACAACTGAAGGCGGCGATTTTATTACTACCGAAGGTGGCGATCGAATAATTGCCTATACACTTTATGACGCACAGGAATTTGGGTTAGGAATTGATTGGAACCGTGATGGCGATTACGATATGTTTCAGGAAGCTGACCGATTGCTGCGCTGGAAACTTGAGCGTGGGCGGGAAAAGATTTACAACCCATCAGGCAATGGCTTCTCTCCATATGATGTTGGGCAATTGGTATTAACTTTGGATAATAATGATGGGCGCTATGACCCGTGGAATACCTCAAAACCACTATATAATAAAGTTAAGCCCGGTTGCAATGTGCAATTTGTCGTCAAGACTTATGAGGCGCCTGATGTGCGCAATACCTATTTGTTGTTCACTGGCACGCTGGTTGACATTCGGGTCAATGGTTATCGTAAAACGGTTGACTTGATCGTTGAGGACGGCTGGCGCTTCTTAGCTGATTGGCAATTCTTTAGGTTTGCTTTTACTACAAGTGGCTGGGAAGTCCCCGGGGAACTTGAGCTTATTTTAGATTCTGGAATGATATTTAATCAATCAACTATGACTTATGACAGAATTTGGCCTTATAAATATCCGTGGGGAACGCTATTAGAGCGCATAGCTGGAATTACACAACTCCCGCGTCACTGGTGGTGGGATGGTACCGCCAAGGGGGCTATCGAAATGATCGTCTTTGCATCGCTTGGGCGGGCATGGATTAGGACAGATGGTAAATTTGACTTTGCAACCTTGCAAGAAACCGCAGATGCCCCCGTAGCCACATTGGATGAGAGCAAGTTGCTAAAAGATATATACCTGCCCAATCCGTGGGAAAATCTGCGCTCTGAGGTTGTATTGAAAGGGTCGAAGAACAATTGGACAGGTAACAAAACCATCACTACTTTGAGAGGGGACCCAATTTTAGTACAAGCTGGGAAGACAGTGGAATTCTCTCTGCCTTATACATATGAGGGTATACAATCGCCAATTTGCACACGGGTAAATGGACTTACTTGGCGTGCAAACGCAAATGCTGCTGGTTCTGGCGCTGACCTAACTCCATATGTTAATGTAGCAATGCAGCCAGAAATAACTACAATTTCAGTGACAGCTAAGAATAATGGGGCGCAAGATGCTTACGTTGTGCAATTTGACGTGCAGGGCGAGGTGCTGGAAGTGTTGGAGCATCAGTGGAAATTCGGAAGGGAAGATCCATATCGTGAGGCGTCATTTACGCTGGAGAATATGTGGCTAAGTGAAACAGTGATCAATGATAGTGGTTATATAAAAGAAACCGAGACCACAATTAACGACAGGAACCGCATTAATCTGGTGGGCAATTCGCTAAAAGAACATTTGTCTACAGTCAAGCCCTACCCAGTGGTGCAGATGCGAGGGCGATTTAACGAGCAGTTCAAGCTTGAGCTTGAGGATAAGGTAACGTTGGATATCCCGACCTTAGGGATTAATGGAAACTTCCGTGTGAGCAAGATCGCACACCAAACGATGGACTCACCACAGGACGTTCTGACAACGCTATGGCTCTATCCGCCAATTGAACCTGCGCCATAATGGTAATAAAATAGGAATGAGGAGTTAATATGGCAGAAACTAAAATTACACCCTTGACTGAATTGACAACGCCCGCTGCTGATGATTTATTGTTAATTGTGGATGCCAGTGAGGCGGTGGAATCTAACAAGACTAAAAAGATTAAGTATGCTAATTTGGGCAAATGGGCAAGTTGGACGCCGTCAAGTTATACAGGATGGACAGCATTGCCAACTGGGACTTATATGTATTGTATAATCGGCAAACTGCTTATATTCAACATTGATATGAGCGCCGGAACGAGTAATGGCACGAGCGCTAAGATAAAGCTTCCACTCACAGTAGCGAATAATCAGAATTTTGGCGGCGCTTGCGGGCTTGCATATGATAATGGAGTCTTGCTTACAGGCGCTGCGAGGTGGTATGTGCAAAAGAATACAAGCGAGGTGGTATTCCAGAAAGATATGGGCACAGGCGCTTGGACAGCGTCAGGGACGAAACTGATTAGGTGTATAGGATTTGCGGAGGTATAATTCACGTGGAGGTGAAACTATGAACTTTGATGCAATTGTAGCAGGACTGCCGTTAGTTTTGGTGGTCGTTGGATTGGTTGAGTGGGTCAAGCAGATGGGTGTTCAGGGCAATGCCTTACGCATCGTCAGCTTGGCAATCGGATTGGTCTTCGGTATTGGCTACCAGATTTCTCTGGGCTTGCCCACCGATTTTGCAGGTTGGTTTGGCGCAGTCGTATATGGTCTTGGTCTTGGGCTCGTCGCCTCAGGAATCTATGATGCTGCAGCCGATATAGTTAGCAAGCTGAAATAAGATGGCAACCCAAACCTCGCCCAATCGGGTAACTAATGTAGAGTTGCGAGATGCGCTTGCCGAATTTGGTGCAAGACTTGGCAGGATTGAGGAGCGAGTGATGAATATCGAGGAAGTCGTTACGGCTGATAGCGAGCGGGTGCGAAATCTACAGACCGAGTCTGCGGGTCAGAATCCGCTTGTTAACAAACGCCTCGACCTCGCGGAGAAACGCTTGGATAAACACGGCTGCGAAATTGACGAATTGACGAGGCTTGTAAAAGAGGTAGCGCACTCGCAAAAGATTGTCAACTGGGTTGCGGGCTTGCTCGGTGCTGGTCTATTCAGCTGGCTTATAGCACAATTGCTTGCGCTGATTTAGGAGAAACTATGGCATTATCGGATTACGCTTTTGGGATTGACATTTCACGTTATCAGGGATTGGTGAATTTCAACACAGTCGCTGCGCACCAGCCGAAGGTGACCTTTATTGCTGCGAAGGCATCGGAAGGCTCAAGTTACAAAGACCCGCAGTTTGCCCGCAACTGGGCAGAGATGAAGCGCATCGGTGTGGGGCGGATGGCATATCACTATGTAAGGTTTGAGTATTCCGCCGCCGTCCAGAAAGATAACCTGCTCTCCGCCACAACCGATTGGGACTGGGCACACGATAGGCTGGCACTTGACTTCGAGCAGGAAAGCTCAACGGCTTCAGCAATTACCGACTTAGCTAATACGCTGATGGCTTTACTGCGCACAGTGACTGGACGCCTGCCTATTTTATACTCACGAGCCGAGTGGGTCAACCGCAAGATGATTGTGAGCCGACTGCCCAGCAATACCGACTGGTGGCTGGCGCATTATTTGAGACCCTTGCCTGAACCGCAGAACACCCCAGAGAAGACACCGCCGCCCGCTCTACCTTACGGGGTAACAAAATGGCTGATACACCAGACGGGCGACCATTGCGCGCCATTCGGTGTCCAGAGCGCCCACTTGGATTATGACCGTTGGAATGGAGACGAGCAGGATGTGCAGGCTTACTTTGGATATACAGAACAGCCCACGCCCGAACCTGAACCAGAACCACCTGCCCCAGAGCCCGAACCTACACCTGAGTTCCCGAAAACTGGCATAGTGATTGCCAACCCCTCAGTAAATATCCGCAAAGAGGCATCCATCCAAAGCGCTGATATTGGTGATTTTACCAAAGGTACGCAGTTGAATATCATTGGCGAACAGGACGATTTCTGGCAAGTATCCGCTTGGGTAGCCAAACAGTGGGTACGGGTCGACGAACCTTACCAGCCTCCGCAGGGCGCGATGGCGATCCCGCCTTTATCACAACGAGACCCTCGCTGGGCAAACGATAAAATGGGCAACTCAACTTGTACAGTTGGAAGGTTCGGTTGCCTGATTACTTCGATCACAATGGCACTGCGTTGGTTTGGTAAGGACGTTGATGTAAAGGAATTAAACAATTGGCTCTCAAATGAAGGCGGTTATGTTAGTGGAACTGGCAATCTTTATTGGGGTGCAATTCCGC